CGGTGTACCCGATAAAGGTGGCCGGTAATTTCAGATCGTTCCCGCAAACACATTTCATGTTACCTCCGATACAGACAACTGCCCGTACGACTCAACCCAGCCGCCCACCACGCATCCCCATCATCACCCCCGGTCGAACGCCCATCCTCGCCAACGCCGCAGGATCTATCCGCAACGGCTTCTGCGACCCGCCCGCGAACAGGATCATCGTGCAATCCCCCCTGTTAGGCGACTTACTCCCCTCTGGCTGCTTATCAATCAATATCCGCCCCGAAGTCGTCGTCGTATACGTCGGCTGACTCAACTCCAACACCAGCTGCTGCAGCCCCGGCAATTCGCGGCTCAACGAAATAATATCGTCCACACCGCACACCACGCCTGCCGTCACCCACTTATACGTGCGCTCGAACCGGCACCGGAGCGCCCACCATCCTTGCGCTTTTTTATTCAGGAACATTTCCTTGTTCTTCCGGCCCTCCACGTCCGAACCTTCCGGCCGATCGGGCGCAGCACTCCCACGGAATGCGGTAAATGCGAGCGACTTACCCACACGGGCTGCGTTGATCACACGGGCATCGCCGCGAACACCGGAACCCAGGCCGTCACCGTCGTACGTGATGCCGTCGGGGTAGCGTTTGAGGTCGGCAATACTGAACACTTTTTTAACCGAGTCGAAAATATCGGACCCTTTGCCTTTCCACACTTCCATGTGCTCGAGCAGGATGCCGTGCTTGCCGGCGAACGCGCAGTCGTCTCGGCCTTCGTCGGCAACGTCGAACGAACCGGTGCGGGTGCCGGCTGGTGTAATTTTGAGCTTGATGTGTGCGTCGATGGCGGCCCGCACCCAGATTGCCGGGATGACGATACCTTCGACCGATGCGCTGATGTCGATATCGACTTCCTGCGCGATGGTGACGGGATCGTATTTCTCGCACATCTTGGCGTACCAGGCGTCGTCTTTGCGGTGGTCACAGTTGTGAGTCACTACGCAGTCGTCCGTCAGATACAGGCTGTCTTCGACCTCAATGCACTGAACTTCCTTGATTCCAACCGACTCAATGTTGACGATACTTCTCCGTGGCGGTCGCTTACCGCTCGGTTTGTACGCATCGGCCTTCCGAGCCATCTTGAAGGGGTTCATCCCCGGCGGAAGGCGTACATCCACCTGATACCCTTTTCTGCAATCGTGAATTCTTCCGCCAGGGAATATCCTACATTCGGCTTTTCGGTCGTAGGCGGTTGCGGTGCCGCCCAGCGACTGTGCAAGGAACACCGCGTCCGCCGCAAGTTGTCGCGACACGGTGGTGAATCTGCCCGCGTTGAGGTTGTTCTTAGACACAGTGCCATCTGTGTCCATCAGTCCTTGCAGAAGGTCTAGCCGTTCTGATGGCGACGACAGTAGATACGCCTTCGGAACGAACTTGGTGTATGACACGGTGCCTGCCAAACCCAAAGCTCTCGCCGCGTAATTGATGGGGTTGTGCCGTCCGCGTCCGAGAACGCCCCCACGATTATTTTCGCCAACACTGACTCGGTATTGAAGCCCGCCATCGTGTACGAGAGTACAGCCCTCAGGTAGCCGCGCGTTCATCAACGAAATAATCTCACTATCACATTCGGGCTCGGACATCACGATTGGTCGATAGTCCTTTTTTGGGAACGACCCGTCCCCCAGCAATGCCCCCAAAACGTACGGGTCAACGGGGAGGGGGGCGCCTGGCGCAAACTGAACTGCCGAGGCTAGCGGTATCTGGTAGAGGTTTGACGCAAACCCGCGTGCGCTCACTCGCCTGTAATCGACTGCGATTTCGCTAAGACTCATCGTTTTACGAATATGCTTCCGCTCCGCACGGTGATTACCGAGAGGTATGACGCTCCAAAGATGGTCGCCGCAGCACTCAGTCGATGCACCGTCGTCAAAAGTGACTCGGAACACTTCTTTCGACGGTTGCGGAAATATATTGAGAACCTTTTTTGGCAGGCCGTCCAGCCCGAATACTTCGTCACCTACCCGCACCGCGCCCATCGTTGTCCATCCCGCCGGGGTTAGTATGCGCGCGGTGAGCGGCTGCGCGCGCCAATGGAAAATGAACGACGGAACCTTACCCTCGGTCATTTTGCGACCAAACGGGTTGTTACTGCCCCGCACGCTGGATATATCAATCCGGCAATTGGTCGTCGCGCTCAAGCTGGCCTCGGCCAACTCGGGGTGATCGAGGTGTGCCGCTTCATCCACAAAGAAGATGGTCTTTCGTCCGCCGCGGCCGATATCGTCGCCGCAGTCACCGGTGATCATGCCGCCGGTCATCGGAAACCGCATCTGCATGTCGATGGCGTTATCCTTGGCGGTCCATCCACCGGTAAATTCTGTCGGCAAATTTTCAAGGATGAATCGGCCCTTCCAGAATAGCGAGTCAGGATTCTGGCTGTTGTCCACGTCAGATTTGACCTGCGATCCGAAGCCGACCGAGATGCCTTCTTCAAACAGGCACATCCAGACGGACAGCATCATCGCCAACCAGGACATGCCTAGCTCGCGTGATTTTGGCGTGATGCCGTTCTCGTCCCGCGCACGGCGTTCGAGCACCCAGTCGATCCACTCTCGCTGCCGGGGCATGAGGACGAACGGTACGGACTTGACGCCTTTTAATCTTGGGTCGTAAGTCATGCAAAAATCTGAGCAAAAATCCGCCGGGTGCGTTTTGTAGTACGCGCGGATGCCGGGTAGTTTGTCTGGATTCTCGCGCAGATGGATCAGCAGCTTCTGCCGTCTGGCCATCTCCCCCGCGATGTCAGGATTTTTGAAATCGTAGTTTTGGTGGTGCGGCGGGAGCGAGGGGTGGAGGACAGGCGCGGGTGTCTCGGGGGTGTCAAAGAAGGCTAGTAGATTGTCGAGATTATCGCCGGTCACAGGGCGCCCCACTGATCCGCAAACGCGTCCGCCCAACCCTGGTACGTCCTGGCCCTCTCTTTCCATCTGTCTGGGCCGGGCGTGAGTTTATTCTGACCACTGTCGGTTTGATTCGCCCACCTGGGTTTCGGTTTCTTGTCACCGTGGCAATTTGGGCATCCGTACTTTCCTACTTTTTCAACATCAAGCATGATGCCACAACATACCCATCGCGGATCAATTATCTTTGTCGCCAGCAATGGCGGAAGGTTCTTTAGCCATAGCCCGGTAATCTTGCTTGCATCATGCCCAAACTGGTGCGGCTGGATGTATTGGGTAGCCGGGCGGATTGCCGTGCTGATCGCGCCCATCGGGTTTTCAATGGCTATGCGATCAATCGGCGCATCAAGAAGCAGTCGCACAAAGTCCAAGGCTTCGATTCTGGCCTGCCTACGCGCCGCGCCTACCAACGTCTCAGGCTTTACTGCTTGATGGTACGGGCCGTCTTTGTATGCCCATGCCGCGCTGTTTGTCAGGTAGGTACAGTCCGGGTGCGCAATCATTAAATCCCACGGCATAGTGGAAAGCACGTCCCGGATATCGCCTTGGTAATGTGGCCCCGACGCCTCTGTCGGCAACAGATCACAACTCATGGCGTCATGCCCGCGTTTTATGAACGCGTCACGTACCCGACCGGAGTATTCGCAAGCGACCAGGACACGCATTACGACCGACCAACCTTCAGCATCTCCGAATACAACTGAGTCGATTCTTCCTGGGTCATATTTGCCGCGATCAGTCTAACAGGATTACCTTCCTGCCCGCCATGGTTCACATCGACCTTCGCGCCGTACTTACGCGGATGCATCTTTTCCAGCAGGCGCAGGCGGGTATCGACACGCAGCTTCGACCGCTGAATATGGTCGGTGTCCACCTTGCGCACGCCGTCATCGTCGTAATAATCGTTCGTGCCGTCATCGGCTATCTGCAGGCAGGATTCAGCAATTACATCGCAGCCTTCCAGTCTGGCCGCTTCGATCTCTTTGTCAAAATCGGGATCTGCCTTGCGCCAGTTGCGAATTGCTTGCGTGCTCGGCATACCGGGCATTCTGGCAATTTCTC